ATACAATGATTCAGCTAATACATTTACTGTCGATGCAGAAATTGCTACTGCAACAAACAGAGGTGTTGCATCTTTTGCTACGGCAAACTTTACAGTCGCAAGTGGAGCAGTTACCGTTACTGGTATTGATGGTGGCACTTATTCATAAGGGATAGGGTTACAATATGTCAACCGTAATAAAACTTAAAAAAAGCGAAACCGCACTTTCCAAACCTTCAACGAGTGACCTCGTTGCGGGCGAGGTTGCGATTAATGCTTTAGACCAAAGAATATTTGTTCGTGATAGTAATAGTAAAATTATTACTATCGGTGAGGCAGGCGGTAAGAGACATGAAAGTGCAACAGTAGAACACACTGTTACAGTTGCAACTAAAACTAATAAACACAGATACAACGGAACTGGTTCTGGAAGTGGTTATAAAATTGATGGTTCATTCTCTCCTACGATTGAGTTGGTGCCAGGCAATACTTACAAATTCGACCAAGCAGATTCGTCCAACTCTGGACACCCTCTTCGATTCTATTACGAAGCAAACAAAACAACCTCTTTTTCTACTGGTGTAACAACATCTGGTACGCCTGGCAACTCTGGTGCATATACTCAGATAGTTGTTTCAGATACAACTCCCTCAGTTTTACATTATCAATGTTCTGCACATGGTTATATGGGAAACCAAGTTGTTATCGGAACAAGAAACCTAACTGGACTTGACACTGGTGACTTAGGAGAAGGCTCTAATCTTTATTATACAGACGCAAGAGTATTAACTAAAATTAATGCAACAAGTATTGACGCACTTAGTGATGTTGATACAACAACTGCATCTCCATCTACTGGACAAGCACTTGTTTGGGATGGTTCTCAATGGGAGCCTGGCACAGTCGGTGGACAGATTACTGTACAAGATGAAGGTTCTGCACTATCAACATCTGCATCCACAATTAACTTTGTTGGTTCTGGTGTTGTTGCATCTGGAACAGGTTCTACAAAAACTATCACAATCTCTGGTGGCGGTAGTAGTGGTATCGCACTTACTGATATTAGTGTTGGTTCAGAAGCATCTGCTTCTGGTGATGGTGGACTTGCATATAATAATTCAAGTGGTGTATTTACATACACTCCCCCAACTCTAAGTGGTATTGGTGGAGATACAGACGATTTAACAGAAGGTTCTAGTAACCTTTATTTTACAAACGCAAGAATAGACACACATCTTAATCAGTCTAGTGCATCTACCAACCAAGTTCTTTCTTGGAATGGTAGTGATTATGCATGGGTTAATCAATCTGGTGGAGGCGGTGGTTCTGGTAATGCGTTTACTAATATTGCGGTTTCTGGACAAAGTACAGTACAAGCAGATGCTTCTACAGACACATTAACACTTGTGGGAGCAGGACTAAATACTATTACAACAGATGCATCAACTGATACAGTAACAATTGGTACGCCAACTGGAATACCTTTTGTAAAAGAAGATGGGACATCAACAAGTTTAAATATGAGTGTTGCGGCAGGAACACTTTCGTCAGCGGTATCAAGTTTATATATACCTTTTACGAAAGAAGATGGTTCTAGTGTTACTACACTTGTAATGAGTTAAGGATAAGAGATGGCAGCGAAAACCCCAATTAAGGCGACATTCACTGGTTCAAATGTAACAGGACTTGCAGAATTTGTGGCATCAGATTTTATTCCTATCTCAGATGGTGGTACAGGTGCAGTGACAGAAGCAGGTGCTAGAACAGCATTAGATGTAGATTCTAAAGCAGAAGTAACAACGAAAGCAGTCAATAACGGTATTACGTTTGCGATTGCATTAGGATAAAGATATGGCAATACCAAGTACAAGAGCAACATTTAAAGAATACTGTTTAAGAAGTTTAGGTAAACCAGTAATTGAAATCAATGTCGACCCAGACCAAGTGGAAGATAGAATTGATGAGGCACTACAATATTTCTCACAATATCACTATGATGGAATAGAAAGAGTTTATCTGAAATATCAGATTAGTGATGCAGATATTGCTAGAGCAAAAACAGATACAACTTTACCGACAGTCACAGATGTTGATTCCTCTACAACAGCAGTATGGAAAGAACAGAATAATTACATTCCTGTTCCCTCTACTATTATGTCTATTGTTAAGGTATTCCCTTTAACAGATAAACAAGCATTGAACATGTTTGATGTTCGTTATCAGTTAAGACTGAACGACTTATATGACTTTAGTTCTACTTCAGTCATGCACTATGAAATGACAATGCAACATTTAGATTTTCTAGACCACATTCTTGTTGGTGAAACAGCAATACGTCACAACCAACATCAAAACAGATTGTACTTAGATGCAGATTTCTCAACAGATTATGTTGATGGTGATTATATCATCATTGAATGTTATCGTAAATTAGACCCTAGTACCTACACTGATGTGTGGGACGATATCTTTTTGAAGAAATATGCAACACAACTTATCAAAATGCAATGGGGAGCAAACCTTTCTAAATTCCAAGGTATTCAGATGTTGGGTGGAGTTGCACTAAATGGTGAACAGATATATACTCAAGCACAAGAACAAATTGATAAATTAGAAGAACAAATTCAACTGGCATACGAATTGCCTCCAATGCACATGATAGGTTAAAGTTGTTATGCCAACAAATGTATACTTTGATACAGGAACAAAACCAGAGCAGAACCTCTATGAAGATTTAATCATAGAGCAATTGCGTATTTACGGACAGGATTGTTATTACATTCCTCGTAATATGGTTTCTGAAGATAAGGTATTCGGAGAAGATTCACTATCTAAGTTTGAAGATGCATACATGTTAGAAATGTATGTTGATAACGTAGATGGATATGAAGGCGAGAAAGAATTAATGTCTAAGTTTGGTTTAGACATTCAAGACGATGCAACCTTTACAGTTGCAAGAAGAAGATGGGAACAATTTGTTACGGTAGATAATAACATTGTTGTTTCATCAAGACCCAATGAGGGTGATTTAGTATACTGGCCTAAGGGAAGTAAACTATTTGAAATCACTTTTGTTGACCATGATGACCCATTTTATCAAGTACACAATCTACCGACATATAAACTGAAATGCAAAACCTTTGAATATGGTTCAGAGGCTTTGGATACTGGTATTGCAGCAATTGATTCAATTGAGACAGATAATAGTCTTGACCAATTGTCTCATCAAATGACTCTGGAGAATGCAACAACATTCAACGAGTTCTTTGCTTTAGAAGAAGGTACACCTTCTGATGGACAACTGAAATTAGAGGATTCATTACTTGGTGATAAGATTATTTCAGAAACGGTGGACAACATTGGTTCTATTGTTTTGGAAAATTCTGTCGAGGGTGCTGAAGCGGACTATATAATACTAGAAACTTATCGGGTTGACACTATTGATGAAACAGCACAGAATGATTTATTTGATAGTGAAGAGGATACAATATTAGACTTTACCGAATCAAATCCATTCGGTGACGCTGGGATGAAATAATTATGATTGGAAATTACTTTTACAACGAATCAACAAGAAATGTTGTGGTAGGATTTGGTTCTATCTTTAACAACATTCAACTTGTAAAGAAAGATAACTCTGGTAACGTAACACAGACAATGAAAGTGCCATTAGCATATGGCCCGAAACAGAAGTGGTTATCCAGATTACAACAAGACCCCAACCTAACAAAAAAGGTTGCGGTTACATTACCTCGTATTGGTTTTGAGATTAGTGGGTTGTCATACGACTCTACTCGTAAACTCAATAAGATGGTTAAAGCAAAGAAGGTTGCAAACGGAGAAAACAAAGAAGGATTAAAGGAAGGGTTTATGCCTGTTCCTTACAATGTTGACTTTGAACTATTCATTATGAGTAAAAACTCAGATGATGCATTGCAGATTCTAGAACAAATTTTACCATACTTCCAACCAGAGTACACAGTTACTTTGAGAGAAGTACCAGAACTTGATATTGTTAGAGATGTTCCTGTAACATTAAACAGTATTGGTTATGAAGATAGTTATGAAGGTGAATTTACAAGTCGTAGAGCAATTATCTACACATTAAGTTTCTCTGCAAAATATTATCTATATGGCCCTGTGACTTCACAGAATGTTATTCGTAGTGTTCAAGTTGACCAGTATACAGATATGCCAGTTAACGCACCTAAGAGGGAACAGAGATATTCTGCAACACCTAAACCAGCAGATGTTTCTCCTGCTGATTGGGATACTGATGACGGAGATTTTGGGTTCAATGAGACTACAAGTTTCTATGAAGATGCAAAAACTTTCGACCCAT